CGTGCATGGGAAGCAAGAGACTTAGCTGCTTTAGCTGCTGGCTCTGATCCTATGGCTGCTATTGGTGCAAAGGTAGGTGCTTACATTGCTCATCAAAGACAGAAAGATTTACTTTCAACATTGTCTGGTGTATTCGGTTCAATTAATGCAAATGACAGCAACTCTGCTTTATTTGCTAATTGTATTGACTCAGAAAGTGGCGATACTCCTACAGGATTAAGCCCTAAGCATGTAGCAAAAGCCAAGTCGATTCTTGGAGATGCAGGTGACCAGCTTTCTGCTGTTTGTATGCACTCAAAAGTTTATTACGATTTGGTCGAGCGTAAGCTTGTTGATTATGTCGTAGCTGGTGATACTAATGCTGGCGCAACCGCTTCTGGTGGTTCAATTGTTGCTGCTTACGGTAGCAATGGTGCTGTTCCTACTTATTGCGGTTTAAGAGTTATCGTTTCTGATGATGTAGCGACAACTGGTTCTGGAGCTTCTACTGAGTACTCAACCTATTTCTTCACCCCTGGGGCAATTGCTTCTGGTGAGCAAGCAGGTTTAACAACTGAGACTGATAGAGACATCCTTGCAAAATCTGATGCAATGGCTGTTGATCTCCATTACACATATCATCCTGTTGGTACTAAGTGGGCTGTTACAACAACAAACCCAACTCGTGCTCAACTTGAAACTGTAGGCAACTGGTCGAAGGTCTACGAGCAAAAGAACATTGGAATCGTTAGAGCAACTAACGTTTCTGCTCAGGATTAGAGGTAACTAATTATGGCATCACAATTTGAAGCCGTTGCTGGTAAGGCTATTGGTTACACAACTGGTGGAACTGTTACTCAAGCAACTAACAAGTCAACTGCTGTAACTCTAAATACAGAGTCAGGTCAAATAACAATGAATGGTGCTGCTCTAGCTGACGGAGCAGAAGTTACATTCCAAGTCAACAATGATCGTGTAGCTGCAACTGATGTTGTAGTTGTTAATCACGGATCAGGTGGAACTGCAGGTGCTTATTGGCTTGTTGTTTCTACTGTTGCTGCTGGTTCTTTTAAAGTTACTGTTGGAAATCTTTCTGGTGGTTCTTTAAGCCAAGCAATTGTCATTAACTATGCTCTTATAAAAGGTGCATCTAGCTAATGGGAATGTTCGCATTTAGGCGAATGAAGGAAAGGGAGGCTGCCGCACAGGTGGCCTCTACTCCTGTTGAAGCTCCTAAGCCGAAAACTAAAAAAAAGCGTCAACCTAAAGGTTCTTCTAATGGCAATAACGATAGTAGCGACAGCAGGAGCAGCTAACGCAAACAGTTATTTAACTCTGTCTGACACACAAGATCTAATTGATGGTCTTGTAGAGGATGATGATGTTGCTGCATGGGCTTCAGCTACAACTGACCAAAAAAACAGAGCTTTATATTCAGCAACTCAAAGAATTGATAGAGAAAGATTTTTAGGTGCAAGGGCAACAGATACACAAGCTTTGCAATGGCCTCGAACAGGAGTCAGAAAACCTGATACTTATATCAATACTTATGCAACTGGTTTTCCTTTTCGCATAACAACAGATTATTTTACAGATACAGAAATTCCAGATCAAATAAAAAAAGCTTTAGCTGTTTTATCTGTTTATTTGAATAACAATAAAGATGGTCTTGGGCTTAGTGGCTTAGAAGATTATCAAAATATCAAAGTCGGTTCGTTGGATGCAACACCTAATTTTTACGGAGCTGTTGGTGCTGATCGTGTACCACCAATGTTTGAAAGATACTTCACAGGTATTAGAATTAGTGGACCAGGTAACATCGCAGTAAAACGGAGCTAATGGGAATGTCTTCTTATCCAGCAGCAATCATCATCACAGATACAAATGCCCATACTGGGAGGTTTGGAAAAATTACTTGCTTAACAGATTCGACTGTTACTTTGGTTTCTCCAAATGTCACAAAAAATGGTTCTTCAACTGTTTCTGGGATTGATCTAAAAGCAAGCACAGACATTGAAGGAATCTTTACAAGCATTACTCAAACAAGTGCAGGGTCACTTATTGCTTACAGGATCTAATGGCTGTAAAACCTAAAGGCTTTAGGAAAGCTGCAAAGAAAGTTCTTAAAGCCGTTGGTGGTGATGTAACAATTCGTAAAGTTACAGGGAGTGCATATAACACCACTACCGGAACGGTTGGAGAAACAACAGCAGATACAACTGTTAAAGGTTTTGTTGAAGGTGTTATTGCAAGACAAGTTGATGATTTAGTAAAAGCAACTGATAAACGGTTGACAATTGCTGCTTCTGATTTGGACTACACTCCAACAGTTTCAGATCGTGTTGTTATTAGTTCTAAGGTTTATCAAATAATTCGAGTTGAAACAACAGAACAAGGTAATACTGCTATTAGTTATGAACTAATTTTGAGGTTGTAATGGCTGCTAAATGGAAGGGTCCAAAGCCTGAAAAATTTGCATTTGTAATTGAGAAAAGGATGAACGCTTTGCTTAGTCAGGCTGTTTTACATACAGACACAATGCTAAAGCAAGAAAGTCCTGTTGACTTCGGAACTTTTCAAAATAGTTGGCAGATTGGAGAGAATGGAACAGGTGAATATAACGGAGGAGAAGGAACAGGAATAAAACCTCCTAAAGGGATGAATTACACACCCGGAAATGAAAAAATTGGTAATACTTATACAATCCATAACTCACTTCCTTATGCTGAAGCATTAGCAGCAGGTCATAGTAAACAAGCCCCTGCTGGATGGATTCAACAAATTGCAAAAGATATGCAAAGCTGGATTCAAATCAATGCAAAAAGAATTGGTAAGGACAGCGTATGAGTAGCACTTTTAATGACGTTAGAGCAGCTATAGAGGGACGCATTGCTACAGAAATGGCATTAAGTCCTGCTTATCCTGTTGCTTATCAGAACGCTCCATTTACCCCACCTAACAACACGCCTTGGGTGCAAGTATTTCTTAGATTTGGAACTAACAACTATGCAACATTACGACCACCAACCACAGGAGAATCGTTTAACCGTCAAACAGGCACTTTGGTTATTAATGTATTTAGTCCTATTGGTGTTGGGGCAGGTGCAAACTTAACAATTGGAGAACGTATAAAAGATAAATTTGACAGAGCAAAATTTAGTAGTATTATTTTTGATCCTTGTTCAGGATTAGCTACAATACAACCAGCAGAGCAAGAAGCGTTTTATCAAACGCAATTCTCAGCTACATTTGACGCATACTTAGACTAATTTAATTCAATGGCTGTCACTGTTCTGTCTGGTACTTCAGGCGCACTTTATTATAAACCTGCTGGAACTACTGGCACTTTTTCACCGTCAGACGTGACCATTGGAACTGAAACTATGGTTGTTCAAGCTTACTTAAATTTAAAAGTAGGCGATCCAGTTAAGTTTAAAGTTGTTGATTCTTCTTCTGGAGGGGCTGGAACAGGAACTTTACCTGCTGGATTAACTGCTGGAACAACTTATTACATTAAAACTTATACAAATAGTTCTGGAGCAATGACTGTTTCAGCAACTAATGGCGGTTCTGCTGTGAACTTAACTGATGTTGGAACAGCCGCAGCACCTAATGAGTTTGAAGTTTATTATGCTGATTATGCTGCTATTGGTCAGGTTCAATCGTGGTCTTTTGAGGTAACAAGAGCAGAAATTGACGTAACTACTATTGGTCAAACTGTAGGGCAAACTGCACCGTTTAAAGCTTATATTCCGGGTTTTGCTGATGGTTCTGGTAGTGCAAGTGTTTACGTTACAGACGAAGATGCTGCTTTATCTAACAGGCTTGTAGAAGATGTTCTACAACGTCAACAAGTTGGGGCTGCATTTAAGCTTTATACAGACAAGCAAGGAACAGAAGCATTAAGCAGAAGCATTGCTATGGATGCTGCTTTGCTTTCTGCAAGCTGGAACATTAACCCAGATGATGCTCAAATGGTTGAGATTGCATTTAGGCCAACAGGTGCTCCATCCTTTGACTTAAGTTCTAGTAGTTAATGTGCTTAACGCTATAGGGTCTTTATTTGTTTATCGAAGTCCCAAACCTGGACAAGGGTTTGCTACCTTTTTGCGTTATTTACCAAATAGGAAATTGAGACAGCTGGCAGGAACAACAAGCCATTACGACAAGACAAGATTAATTCACATGATTTTGGCAGATAGAAATAGAGGCTAGCCGTATGGCTGGCCTTTATTATTATTGATATAATTCATGCAACTGGATTTTTTTATGTCTGCTAGTCAAAGAAAAGTTAGCCCCTTAGAGCGTTTAAAAAAAGCATCTAATTTAACACCTGTAAAAAAAATAGTCCGTCTTAGTGATGGTACAGACTTTGAGTTTTGGTGTGCTCCTTTAACAATGGCAGAAAGAGAACAAGCTATGAAAGGAGCAAATGATGACGCTAATCTTTTTGCTGTTCGTTTGCTTGTTCGTAAAGCAATGTTTGAAGATGGCAGAAGAATGTTTGCAGCAGGTCAAATTGATGAGTTGAAGAATGATGTTAGTGCTGAGAATATGGATAAGCTTTTGGTTGTAATGTTGCCGAATCAAAAGGAGGCAGATGAAATTGACCCAAAAGACTAAAAGAAGAGCTTAAAAAAGATAATTTGTTATTGCTTCAG